TACGCATTAATACCATCACTTGCTGAATTTATTGTTAATACATCATTCATAACACCAGAAGCGTTTTTAGCAGATAAAAATATTGTTCCTGATGTTTGATTATTATGAATTAATGTATCAATTCCAGACATAGCAATTGAATTTGAACTACCAGAATTATAAACTGATAATCCTTGATTGTATTGATTTGTTCCAGTCCATATATTGTTTGAAGAAAGTAAANCCNTTCCTNNCCCTGTTGATGCCGTATATTGCTTTGTAGCATCTGGAAATTGAATATAATTTGTTCCTGATACACCGCCTATAACTATATTTTGATTTGCAGTTAATGTTCCATCTACTACTTCTAAACCTACATTTGAAATTCCGCTAAAATTACAATTCCCTTGTGCTACTGGATATTTTACAAAATGTGCTGATAAATATTCTTCTGTAATACCTGAAACTATGCTTACAACCCATAAACTGGGATTAAAAATTGCTCCGTTTTGATTTGGTGGGGCTGGATAAACACTCATTTATATATAATATAATAAGATATAAAAATTTAATATTAATATTTTTTCTAATATTATTATATATAAATATGGAGAAAAAAGGAAAATCACAAAAAGCAGAACTTATTGATTGGTATAAAAAAATCCCATCAAAATATCTTACTAAAACTCATAATCCAAATTTTAATATTCACGGAATTAAATTACCTTTTAGGATGCTTATTATTGGTGGTTCTGGTGCTGGAAAAACTCAAACACTAATGAATTTAATACATAATATGGGTTCAACATTTAATGATATATATATAATAACAAAAAACAAACACGAACCCATCTATGAATATTTAGAAGATAAATTAGGTAAGCAGGGTGTATCAGTAGTTGAGGGAATAGAAAATGCACCAGATTTAGATGAAGATATATCAAAACAAGACCAAACACTTATAGTAATGGACGATTTAGTTTTAGAAAGAAACCAAAAACCATTAGAAGAATATTTTATAAGAGCAAGAAAACAAAATTGTTCGCTTGTATATATTTCGCAGTCCTATTTCGCTGTTCCACCTATTATAAGAAAAAATCTTAACTATTTAATTATTAAACAATTAGCAAATTTACCTGATTTATTTAGAATTATGAGGGAGTATTCATTAGGTGTAGATAAAAAAGTATTATTAAAATTATATGAAGCATCTACAACTGAAAATAAACAAGATTTTTTATTAGTTGATTTGGATGCAGAACCAGCAGACAGATTTAGAAAGAATTTTAATGATATATTTGATTTATCATAAATTCTAAAAAATATTATAAATTATTAAGAAATTCTTTTAATTTCTATAAAATTTTTATCTAATTATAATTATATAATGCTAATTAGAAACATTAGGAGCAATCACGATTTAGAAGCTCGTAAAAAACTTCAAGCAGAAATCTTACAAATGCAAATAGATAATGAAGCTCTTTTAGAACAAAGAGTAGGTGATTATAAAAACCCAAATAAACCACCTCCTGTTCCACCATCATATAAGACATCAAGTGAAATACAGAAAGATAGTTTAGCACAGATGAAAGAAGCAATTGATAATTTTAGAAGTTTGGATTTAGATTTTCAAGTATCATCTCAAATAGCACAAGATTTAACTAAACTACCTGATGGGGATGCTAATTTGATTAAGTTAAATAAGAATTTCCCTTTTATTAAAACAGATATAACAAAACGATTTAATGTTAAATATCTTGACGCACAAGTATTGGTTGAATATCTAAAAGAATATTTTGCTGAATTAGATAGTAGTATAGGTATAAATCTTGCTGGTTCATCATCTACTAATTATTTTGGAAAAAAACCTATGAATGCTGTATCTATTTTACCATCTGCCGAAGATTTTGCTGATTTAAGAGATGCTGTAAGAGAAACTTTTGATTTATTTGCTAATCTTAATGTTGGAATGGTTCAAACAATAGACGCTCAACTTACAGGTATGGTAAATCTTGCACCAACAAATGATGAATTAACATCTATTGATACTTTCCCTATTATTGAAAGACAAAGATTAAATAAACAAGTTGAAAGATTAGTAAAGGTTTATCAAATACCAACATCTTCTTTTGTTTATGATGTTTTAAGAAATCTTGAAATGATTGCACCACAAGGAGCAGGAGCAGGAGCATTAGGAAACGCATTAGCACAAGGTCTTCCAGCTCAACAACCAGTATCACCACAAGAATTACAACACACATTAGCAGTCCTTCAAAACACATTAGGACATATAGACATAAAAGCACAAGATAAATTAGCTGAATTTAGAACTACAATCGCAGAACAACAACAAATTATATTAGCAACACAAGCAGGTTTATTAAATCAACCTGTTCCTCAACCTAATTTACCTAATGCACCACCTATTGGGGGAGTTGCACCACCTGCTAATTTACCTAACGCACAAGCATTAAGAAATCACATCATAGCTGATAATAGAGATTATATAAGGAATATAACAAATTTAATGAGTAATACAAGAGCAAGAGTTAGATTAACAGATGCAAGAACTGCTGGGTCATATGGTAATGAGTTTTTAAATCAAGTAGCTACAACAGATGGTGGTGTTCCAACACAAGCAAATACAATTTTTGAATTCAGTAGAGGGGTAAAAGGAAGTTTTAAACCATTAAATCCACCAACTTTATTTGATGGAACACCAGTAGATGTTGCTACTATCGCAAGACCATTAGCAAATTTTCTTTTAGTTGCGAGATTGGATAAAGGTAATCCAGTTGTTCCAAATGCTGATGATACTACACCTATGTCTTTAAGATATACAAAAGGAGAAATAACACAAATTATTCGTGATAGAGAACACCCTGTATTATTTGATAGATTAACAAATGATGGAAATTATGACCCCAAACATAATGTGGGTGATAGATTAATCCCAGAACAAGGTTTCGGTATAAAAAATAAAGTAAAAAATGTTGGTGGTATGATTAACCCATTATCTAATCCTGAATTTGCTAAAAAATATTTTGCTGATAAGAAAATATATGATGAAGAACATAGTATAAAGAAAGAAGGTGGTTTTTTAAGTAGAAGAATTAAGATTGGAAAAGGTGTGTCCGTAGCAGATGAACCAAAGTATAGAGAATTTGGAAAATACATAGTGCATATACCACAGCTTAAAAATGATAATGTTTTAAATATAAAATTCCCTTCTACTGGAACAATTCCATCCATTAAACCTGTAAATGTTGATGAAAATTATAAACAATTCTTTTTAGATGTATTAGAAAGTGGGAAAGTTAATCAAAGACATTATGATAGTTTGACCGAACCTGAAAAATCACATTTCACAAAAGTAGCAAGAGGAGCAAAAGTAATGGGTGTTCTTCAAATTAAACCAAATGATGATGATGAAGAAGTGAAAGATATAAAACGATTGGAACTTTTATTTGGGGAAATTAATGCAGGAAATGATAATGATAAAATGGTGAAAGAGTGTAAGATGTTGATAAAGAAATATATTGCTAATGGTCGTATTAACAAAAACAAAGGTTTAGAAATGTTAATGGAATTAGAATAATTTAGAAATAATATAAATTAATTTAATAAAATATTTTTATATCTTATTATATTATATAATGCCGAGAACACTTATTTTAAATCAAAGTAATATTGTAGCTAATTCAGGTAATTCAACATTTTTATACAGCTTTCCTTTGGGTGGTATTGAATTTAAAAGTGAGTTTATAGCAGTCCAAGCCATTTCATTATACAATTCAGTATTTAATATCACAACTGCTAATAATAATAACTATTTTAGTTATATTTGGGTTGATGGGACAACAAATTTAATTACCTTACCTGATAGTTATTTAGAACTTGCTGAAATTAATGCTTATATGCAATCTGTAATGGTTTCAAAAAAGCATTATCTAACAACAACTACTGGTTCTTTTGTTTATTTAATGGATTTAACTATTAACCCATCACGATATGCAGACCAAATTAATTCTTATTTAATCAGCACGGCTATTGCTACTACTAATAGTTGGTCTTTACCTTCTGGTGCTACTTGGGTTTTACCAACAACTGCTATTTGCCCTATCTTTGTTGTTCCAAATACAAATTTTAAAAATATTATTGGTTATGAAGCAGGTAAATATCCTAATGCTACTATTACAGGGACACCACCAGCACAGGTTCAAACACCAGCATATACAACAACTCAATCATTCTTATCATCAACCGCTCCTCAAATCATTCCTCAACCATCTTACTTATGCACTTGTAGTTTAGTAAATAATCGTTTAGCAATTCCTTCTCAATTGATTTATTCAATTACTCCACAAGGTGTTAATTTTGGTGCTTTATACGCTAATCAAGTTGCAGATTTAGCATTCAATAAAATTGAAGACGGACAATATACACAATTTACTTTTAGATTTGTAGATAGTTTAGGAAATCCTATTGTATTACAAGACCCAAATACATTAATTTTATTAATTATAAAGAGTGCAAAAGAATTAGGATATTAATTTAGGAGAAATAAAATATATAGAAAATTAAAAATCTAACATTATAATATATAAGAATGTATGTTTTAGCAAGACAGAAAGCAGGAGGTGGATTTAATATTAAACCTACGGCACAAGGTGGATTTATGAAACTAATGAGAAATAAAACAGCTGGATATGGGATGGGTGAAGAAGTTTTAGCAAATATTGATAAAGGAAAGAAAAACAATATAGGTCATTTAACACAAAAAATGAACCATCTATCAGTTAGAACAGGAAAACCAAGAAAATATATATCTTTAAATCTTTAAGAAAAATAGTATAGAAAATATTAAAATACATTTAGCGATTTATTTTATTAAGTATAAAAATATATTTAATAAAATCCAATTTAATTTAATTTAATTTAGCAAAATTTTTTTATCACATAATAATATATATAATGGCTGATAATCTTGTCTTTGAAGAGAGTTTGAATACCGAAATAGACCAAAGCGAATTCATTAACAAAAAGTGGGTGTATGTTAATGATAATAACTCGCAAAATTACACATCGCAAATTGTTATAGACAGCACACCTTTAAGTAATGCTGGTGGGTGGATTAATTGGAGTGAAGGTTTTATCGTGATGCCTCTTGTAGTTCAACTCACATCTGCAACTGCTGGTAATCTACCTCTTGGAACTACAAAGGGTGATTACTCTTGGGCTTTTAAGAATGGTTTTTGGAATATGATTAACTCTATGACTATTGAATTTAATAATCAAAATGTGGTTCAACAAACTCCTTTTTTGAATGTATTTAGAAGTTTTAAATCTCATACTGCTTGGTCGCAAGATGACCTTTTGAATGAAGGTATGTCCTGTGGTTATTACCCTGATAGTGCTGGTTCTTGGAAATATAATGATGACTACTCTGCTACATCATTCTTTGATGGTTGTGGTGTTGATTGTGGGCTTTCTAATAACTGGGAAGTATCACCTTATTCCACTTCTTCAACTGCTACTGGTTATACCGACCCTGCTGGTGTTTCTGTTGCTAATACTCCATTAACTCTACCCACTACTGGTGTTGCTGGTGCTCCATCTTTGTCTGTTCTTAATGCTGGTGTTTCTACTATTTCATATTCTGGTGCTGGTAATCCTTCTCCTCTTAATCAAGGTGCTTATTCATCTAATGAAGGTATGCGTCAGCGTCAAGCTTGGTATGGTTTTGACCCTACTTCATCTGCAACATCTATGGGACAGAATAAAGTGAATACTGGCGATGATTGTAATGTTGTTTATCGTTCATACAAAGTTCAAACGGAAGCTGGTTCTATTATATGGAGAGTGTTTGCTAAACTCCGTCTTAAAGATTTAGCGGATTTCTTTGAAAAGACACCTCTTCTTAAAGGTTCTACTATTCGTTTCTATATTAACACAAATCAAGCAATTACTACCTTTTCCACTACTGCTGGAACTATTACTGGTGCAAGTGGTGTTATTGCTAATTATCCAAGATTAACCCCTACTGCTGTAAATGTTATTGGTGGTCTTTCAAATCCTCTTATGCTTTCCGCTACTAATTTCGGTCAAGGTGGTTCTGCTCTTACTGGTGATACTTATAATCTTTCAGTTTCTATCTTTAAGAATACATTTTCAGCTCAATCTGCTTATGGTGCAGGTCAAAGCCCATTAGGTTCTTGTAGATTATACGCTCCTGTATATACTATGAACCCTCTTGCTGAAAGCAAATATCTTTCACTTGCTCCTACAAAGAAAATTAGATACAAGGATATTTTCCAGTATCAATTTAGCAGTATAGATAAAGGAAATTTCAACTTTTTAGTTAGTAATGGTATTAGTAATATTGTTTCTTGCCTTGTCGTTCCTTTTATCTCCAAATCTAACGCAATAACCACAAAAGCAGGTGTTGCTGGGACATTAGCATTCCAATCTTATCAAAATCCAGTTTCTCCTTCTCCTGCTGTTCCTGACCCTATTATGCTTACAAATTTTAACATTTTAGTTTCTGGTGTTAATTTATTTTTAAATAATGAATATTATGATTTTGAAGCTTTTAGAGAACAACTTATCCAATCAAATCAATTGAACGGCTCATTAACTACTGGTCTTGCTTCTGGTCTAATTAGTGAAGATATGTTTAGCAGAGGATACAGATACTACTATGGTGATTGTTCCAGAATTCTTCCAAGTGAAGAAGGTGTAAGTCGCTCAATCCAAATTGTGGGTTCTAATGCAAGTGAGTTAAAGTGTGATTTAATGGTCTTTGTTGAATTTATGCGAGAAATAACTATTGATGTATCAACTGGTGCAAGAATTGAATAAAGATATATAGTAAATATAAATATATAGAATTTTTTTGTAATTATTATTTTAGAACATATAGTTTTAAAATAATTATTTTTGAATATAGGATTTAAAAAACATTTAGGAAATATTTTTATCTAATATAATAATATATATAATGGATATTTGGAAACCGCCTATGCCGAGTAATGAATTTATACCCCATCAAATGGGATTGATGAAAACTCAACCAAAGAACTTAATTATGGGAAAACCTGTTGTTATTCCTTTTCATCAAATGGGAGCAGGAGCAGGAGAGCATATTATGATGTTGAAACCTGCTAATGCGAGAAAATTACTTACCGCATATAAGAAAGGTAAGGGAATAAAAATTCGTCTCACACCAGAAGAAATCCACCACACTATTCATCACGGACGAGGATTTTTTGATTGGGCGAAAAAAGCATATAAATCAGTATCAGGAGTTGTTAGTTCAGCATTAAAAAATCCTCTTGTTCGTGAAGTAGCAAAACAAGGGGTTCATTATGGGGCGGATGCTCTTGGAACTGCTGTTGGAACATACTTTGGAAATCCAGAAGCAGGATATATGGTTGGAGATATTCTTGGTCGTTCAGCGGAACACGCAATAGATAATAGGTCTGTTTCAGCAGGAGGACAACATTTAGTGGGTTCTGCTAAACAAAAAGGTAAAGAAGTAGCATACGATGCTATTAAACAAAATATTTCAAAATTACCTGCCGAAGTTCAACCAATAGCAAGAAAAGCATTAGACCAAAGTTTTTCACAAACTCACGGACAAGCAGAAGCACAAGCAGAGCATAATATGGGTTTTGGTATTAGACGAAGAGGAAGACCAGCAAAAGGTGGATTAATTGGAGGAACACACGGATTAGCACCAAAAGGTATGGGGCTTACAGGTGGAAGATTAGTAAAGGGTTCGCCAGAAGCAAAAGCATATATGGCTTCAATCCGTTCAAGAAAATCTGGAAAAGGAATGTGGGATTGGGCTGACCCAAAGAAAAATGGTGTAGCAAAAGCATTTGACCCAAAACAAAATGGGGTAAGTGATGCATTTAATAAAACATTTACACCTGCTCTTGGAAATCAAATTGTGGATGGTCTTAAAGTAGCAGGTCATTATGGTATTCCAGCTATTACAGGGGCATTAGGTGGTCTTGCTGGAACTGCTTTATCAGGTAATCCTGTTGGTGGTGTAGCAGGTTCAGCACTTGGTTCTTATGCTGGAAATCAAATTGATAAAGCAATTGGAATAGGTATTAGAAGGGGTCGTGGTCGTCCAAGAAAATCAGGAGGTTCTCTTGCTTCTGCCTCATCTGCTTATCAACAAGCATTAAGAAATAATTTTGATGGTTTAGTTTTAAATAGTGCTTCTGTTAATAATGCTCCTGTAAGTAATTTTAAAGTTAATCCAAGAGTTCGTCCTTCATCTACCGAGATGACTTTATCTCCTTATCAATCTATGAGTTCTCCTGCTATGAACCCTTTTATACCAACATCTTATCGTCAAATGGGGGGAACAAGTTGTGGTTATGGTGGTAGAGGATTAACAGGTGGTGGATTAGTTGGAGGTGGATTATATGGTGCATCAGGAGGTTATGGATTGTATTAAAAAACATATAGATTATTTAATTTATTAGATAATTTTATTTCGTTTTATTTAGGAAAAATTAATATCTAAATATACTATATATAGATATGAATAGTTCGTCAGCGAAGAAAGAGGATTTGACCTATGGCTTGGGTAAGGAAGTTGAAAATCTTGAAATAATCAAGAGTGTATTTGATAAAGGATTGAAAAAAGTAAAAGATAATTTCTTTTGTTTTGATTTTTCTTGTGAGAGTTGTTATGTAGAATTAAAAAGCAGAAGATGCGACCATAATAAGTATCCTGATACTATGATTGGGAAGAATAAATTAGATTATGCCGAACATACTAAAAGACCTGTTTATTTTGTTTTTGCTTTTAATGATGGATTATACTATTGGAAATATAATAAAGAAGATTTATCTAATGGTAATGTAGAGATTAGAAAAGGAGGAAGGACTGATAGAGGTTTTGATGAAATAAAAGATTATGCATATATTAAATGCGAAATTTTAATTAAGATTTAAAAATTTATTTGTAATCATATTATATAGTATGCTTACAAATTTTGATATAGAAAGAATAACACAAAAATTAGATTTACCATTAGTTGGTGTATTTAGTAAAAATGAATTACTTAACACAGAGCGTAAAGTGGGTTCTTATTATATTAACCTGATGGATGATGATAAGACAGATGGAGATGGTAATAATGGGTCGCACTGGACTTTAATTAAAATTTATTGTGATGCAGATAGGGAAAGTTCAAGTGATGAAGAAGAAGCAAGAGGACATAAGGTGTGTAATGCTTTATATTTTGACCCATTTGGATTTGGTATGCCGAAAGCTGTATCATCCTTTTTAAAACCATTTAAACCTGTTTATTGTAATAATAGAGAAATTCAAAATATTAATACTACTGAATGTGGATGGTATTGTATTGCCTGTGATTATGCTTTGGAGAATAAACAACAAAGCGATACTTACCTTGAAGATTATGAAAAATTTTTAGAAATGTGGTCTAATGACCCTAAAAAGAATTTAACAATATTAAAGAAATTTTTTAAACCACTTTAATCTTTATATGCTAATACAAAAGTTATATCATCACTTACTTTATGACTTCTGTAATGATTAAAACCTTCTTTTCTTAATGATGTTGGACTGAATTGTCTAAATCTCCATAAATTTTTAGTTCCATCTATCTTCTTCACATCAAATCCTTTTTCAACTAACCATTTCACAGCAGTTTCAGGAGTAAATTTGTTTCTATTAAATAGCACACTTTGAACTTTATACATTTATATAATATATATAGGAAAAAATATATTTAGGAAAAATAAAATATATAGATTTAATTTATTTTTAATTAAAAGGATTTAAAAAAATAATATCTAAATATAATATATATAGAATGGAAACTTACTCAACTACTGAAAACTTGATTATGTATTCACCTTTGGGAACTACTGAATGGTTTAGTGATATTGCAGGAAATCAAATTGAAAGAAAAAATCATCTTTATTTAGATGGAAATTGGAGTGATGATATTATTATTCATCCAGACGAAATGATTTTCCCTGATGCTAATTGGGATAATGATGTTGTAGATTTAACAGATATAGAACAAAATTTTATTCCTGATGAATATGGTATTACACCTATATTTGTTGCAAAGAAATCAACTTATACACAAGCTCATAGAAAAGCACAACAGAAATATCGTGAAAAATTCCCTGAAAAGTATTGTGAAATACAAAGAAAACTTTATGATGATAAGAAGAAAGATGAAGAATGGAAAAAGAAATTTAATGAACGCAGTAAAGTTAATAACAAAAAGTATCGTGAAAAGAAAAATAAAGAAATTTTAGAAGCAGGTGGAGAAATTAAAAAGCGAGGTCGCCCAAGAAAGGTTAAGGGAGAAGTTGTAGCACAAGAAGAAGTAAAGATACAAAATTTAGAACTTGAAGCACCACCATCTAATAATAACAATTTTTGTGTTAGATGTGAAAACTTTGTAGCTGAACCATTAGATATGGGATACTGCAAGTTGTGTAGCAAATCAGTATTAAAAGAATGTGAAGAAGATAGTAAGAAGTGTTTAGATGAAGATACTGACCCAATAATTAAGAAATTGAT